TTGAGTCAGTATATTCGCCAGCTGACTGATTGAAGCTGCCAACCACTCTTTTGCTACTTGTCCAATATTTATATTGTATTTGAACATCAAATGCTGCAGCATCAGGTTCATCTTCACTCCATGAAAGTTCTGATTCCGCAATCTTCACCGGCCAAGCTTCATTTAACTGACAATAATAATTTTCAAAGCCAGGGTTTGGTTCTAAGGCATCTTCTGAATAATGATATATTTTTATGTCTCCTATTATATTATCATAATATGTCATATTCCGGGACCGTTGTGGTTGAATATGATCTATCCACTCTTCCCAAAATATCCTAGGAGAAAAATTATTAACATTATAAAAACTTAAAGTTATAGGTTCAAATGTAACACCGTATGGTTTTAAAACTTCTATACCATAAACCCTGTCTTCTGTTGTGTCATAAGTTATTGAAGGAATTTCTGCCGCTTTACAAAGGAAGGAGATGGATTCAGCCGGAACCGAAGAAGACATTGTTGTAGGTGGAACAATTGAAACACTAAATCTACTATTTTTAGCAATTCCACCTTTGTTCTCTGCTACAGATAAAAAATTGGAAGGATTAAATGGAGTTTGCATATTATTTTTCCTTAATTAGTATGTTAACATCTTAGCTTTACTATCCATCCAGACAGCTGTTTTGTTTTTTCCCTTAAATCGTTCTACAGGTAAAAACAGAGCTGTACCCCATTCATCAGCATTAACAGGAACCATTGTTGATCCCATATGTGAATCTAGATACCTATGAATACAAGGTTTTGCTCTTTTGAGTTTTGTAAAATTTCCTAAACTTCTATATGTCATACGTAATCTGGTTGTTTCATCTAACTTGTTATTATTAGCAAATGCTTGAAGTTGGTCTAATAATATAGCTCTATCTTTAGGATATAGATAATGAAAATTGATACCCAAAAATCCATCACGATATCTTTCAATTGGAATTACTAAAGGAAAAGCATCCCAATACGGAAGTGTATCTTTATGTTTTGCATCATATACAAAGAAATACATACTACCTTTTCGCCAAAATGAAGTTTTGTTATTCCTTGCTAAAATTTTTCCTGGGCTTCTAAATTTATTTAAAGTTTTTTTTACTATTACCTGTTTAACAAGTTTTTTAAACCAAGCCTTTGCAATTTTTGTTCTTAATGCAGTTAAACCGGCACGTATAGTGTTTGCTAAGAGAGCTAATAGAGGTACAGCCATGTATATCTTTTATTATTGTTTAAATACTGTAACTATTTAGTAATTGTTAAAATATCTTCAGTCATTATTTGCCATTTCCAACCTTTCTGTTCACAAAATTCCTCTGCTGCCTTCCATTTTGCCTCATTGATTCCCCAAACTCTCACTTCCTTTAAAAATCTTCTTCTATGTTTTGGATTTTCTTTGGGAGGTTTCGTTTGTCTTTTTGGTTTGATTTCAATTAGAGCCTCATTTTTAGAGGTTTTAACCCAAAAATCGGGATAATATCGATGCCACTTATTATCAATGGGAGATTTATAAGGAATAATAACTTCTTCACTTGACCAAAATAACACTTCAGGTTGTCGGTCTAGGTATTTCATAAATTTCAACTCCCACCCAGAACGATAAATAATTTTAGTATAGTCACCCTTATATTTTTTGTAATTTTGAGGGCGAAATTTTCCTTTGTATGCCATATAAATATATAGAATATAGATGTTTAAAAATACCAGTTATAACTAAGGAATATTTATGGGAAGACCAGCACAATTATTATCATACCCGCCAGGTTTAGGAAATGATGATTTACGACATTGGATTGAATTTAAAGCTACTAAATTCAATAGTCCGGAACAGAGATTTGAATGTGCATTGTTTATTCCTCCTGATGCAATGACTACATCCTATAAATCTGAATATGAATCAACTTCAATGGGTGAGGCTGGCCTGAGATTTCTCCAGCCTGGAGGTACGGCATCTGGAAAAGAACCTACGGCTTGGACGGCTACTACAGACGCGTTCTCTGCAGGTTTAAAAAGTGTAACGAATGTCGAAAAGTTGTTCCAGAGTATGGTTGGGAAGGTGAGTGATGGAGCAGAGAAAGCAATGGCTATGAAGAAAGGAACGATATTGAACCCTTTTATAATTTCTACATATAAAGGCCCAACAGACATGCGTGATCACACATTTACTTTTAAAATGATGCCGAAAAGGAAGGAAGATTCAGATAACATAACAGAAATAGTGAATGCATTCAAACAATCAATGTTACCGGGCCATCAAGAAGGAGCATCTGAAAATGCACCTTTAGGTATGTTTACTTATCCTGATGAATTCAGGATAGAATATTATATTAATGGAAAGAAGTTACCAAATGATAGGAAAAATCCTTTGTTCAGAATAGGAAAGTCAGTATTAACCGCATGTGAATTAGATTACACTACACAAGATACTACATTGTTTTTTGAAGGTACACAAAACCCCGTAACTGTAGAAATGAAATTAGCTTTCACGGAAATAAACATAATGTACAGAGAGCTCGCAGCGTTAGGATATTAAAATGTCAGAATTTTTTTCTCATTACCCAAAAATTTCTTATAATGTTTCAGGTGTAAGAGAACCCACAAAATTAAAAATTGCGGTTGATATTATGAATAGAACAAAAATTAAAGATGTTCTTTTAGATAGTATAGTTCAATTTCAACCATATTCCATACCAGAAAATGAAAGACCGGATGTAACAGCCGTTAAAGTTTATGGAGATATAAAATTTACTTGGTTAATTTTTGTTATGAATGAAATGCATGATCCTATTTGGGATTGGCCATTAGGAACAAGAGAATTTATTACTTATTTGGAAGCTAAATACGGTTCTGTCCCATTTGCCCAACAAGGAATACACCATTATGAACGTATTCTTAGACATAGAGTTGAACAAAAGGGCCCAAATGATCCTATACCAGAATATAGGATAGCGTGTGATTTTGACACTTATGATTCCTTGCCGGATACTGACAGAGGGATTGTATATTATTATGATTTTGAAAATAAAATAAATGAAGCTAAAAGAGATATTAAGTTAATTAAAACTAAATTTGCATCTATGATATTCACAGAACATATTAATAAATTATTATAAAAGATTAATCTATGGCGAATAATACATATCCCGGCTCAGATCGCGAAGGAGCTCCTCCCGAGTTTGGAGCAACGACTTTATCTCGTAGAGATAAGGGTGGTACAGGCGGCGGTCCTCAGCAGATACATGAAAATTCAGTAGCAAAACAACCCGATATTCAAAATCCTACCCCTCAAAATATGCCGCGATTTCCGGGGGAATATGAAATTATTGAATGTAACCTTTATTCTCCTCATAAGCCAGGAGGAGGACTTATTGATCTAAAAAGTACTTTTACAACTTTGAGTATTTATGAAAGTCTATTTTCTCATACTCTTACTATGGACATAAGAATTTTAGATGGTGTGGGGGCTGCAGAATTTCTGCCAATTATCGGAGAAGAAACTTTATCATTAAAAATTAAAACAGCAAACTTACAAAATCTAGAAGAAGTAAATATTGGAGAACCTTCCGGGCCACCGGGCAGTGAAGTTGAAAAGCCGGGACCTTTTAAAGATTCTACAAATAGTGGATTGTTGTCTTTACATTTTAATATATTCAAGATGACTGATAAAGATGAAAAAACTGCGCAAAGAGGAATGACTGAATATACATTACATGGAGTTTCAGGAGAATATATTGATAATTTAAAGATAAAAGTACAGAGAACTACTGTTGATACCCTTACAGGAGAACCACAAAAAATATCATCTGTAGTTCGGGCTTTATATCGTGAATTTTTTAGATGGAGTAATAAAAAAATATTTATTGAACCTACAAAAAATTTAACAAATTTGATTATTCCCAATTTAACACCATTTAAAGCTTTTGATTTTTTAGCTTCTAGAGCGGTGTCTGCAGGACAACATGCAGTTGGTGCAACTTTTTTGTTTTATGAAACTGTTACGGGTTTTTTCTTTATTTCCCTAGAAACTCTTTTTGCTGGAGGAGGAATGGGATACTTGAAACCTGCAGATGATCCACCGGGTACTAGTCCACAGGAAGGACAATATGCTTTTGGAGATACAAGAGCTAAAGAAACTTATACTGTCTGGCCTAAACGTATGCAGCAACCAAATACTACAACTAATGCGGAAAAAATTGCTATGGAAATGGCTTCTGTGGATCAATTTGAATATACTTCTAATTTTGATGTATTAGAAAATTTAACAAAAGGAATGTATGCAAATAAATTATTGACCCATGATATAGTTAGAATGAAATATGATACCCTTGATTTTAATTATATTGATAGATCCATACAAAGGAAAGAAAAAATTATTCATAGTGATGGTACAGAAGAAGAAAAAGACAGAATCTTAAGTGCTGCAGATAAGAAAAATTTTGCAGATTCTTTTGCACATTTAGATCAGGGATTACTATGTACTTCTTACCAAAAAGGATTAGGGTCTAGTGATGCGCATGTGAGTTTTTATCCTACTAATTTTGGACATAGTGAAGTAATACATTTTAAAGATGGTATTGGAATAAAAACTGTTAAAGAGGGTTCAGAACTTGGCCCTTTAAATATTGTTCCTAGTAGAGTAGAGCAATGGATGCAACAAAGAATAGTTCAAAATCAACAAATTAATAATATTAAAATATTTATTAGAGCACCTGGACGATCAAATAGAATGGTAGGAGATGTGATAGAGTTTAAGATACCGTCTCCACAGTTGGAAGGTAGAGCTAAAGGTCGGCCGGATGAGCACAAATATTTAAGTGGAAAATATTTAATTACTAAATTGCGTCATCATTTTACTAGAGAAAAATATCAAATAGAATTTGAGTGCATAAAAGATTCTCTTAAGACACAGATGCCGGATAGAGCACGCGTAGAATCGGGAGCTCCGCGTGATGAAGCCGGTACACAAATAGTTGGAGTATCGTAAATGTCTTATTTTATGGGAAAAGAGGGATTCGTTTGGTGGCAAGGAGTTGTCGAAGACCGCCATGATCCTCTTTATCTTGGTAGATGTAGAGTTCGAGTTTTAGGTTGGAATACAGAAGAAAAGGTGCATCAACCTACATCTACATTACCTTGGGCATATCCTGTTCAACCAATTACTTCTGCTGCTCAAACAGGGGTGGGAACAACTCCATTGGGTCCTGTAGAAGGAACATGGGTATTAGGATTTTATAGAGACGGAGAAAGTGCACAGGAACCAATGTTTTTCGGAACATTTGGAGGTATTCCTGAAAAAGATGCTAAGGGTGAAAACTTACAGAAAGGGTTTTTTGATCCAAGATTACCAGATGGTGATGTGGATTTAGGAGGACATCCTGATTTTCCTGATGAAATGGGGCCGCGTCAATTAAATTATAATCATACAGCAAATTTTGCAGGACAATCGGTTCCTAGAGAGCCTGCTACAATTGTACATAATTCTGCTCCAGATCCAACCGAACATCCACAAGATTTAAAAATATCAGAAAGTGTTTTACTTAAACAAGGAGCAAAAGCTACAACTCATGAGGCACATGTAAAAGGTGAATATTCTAATTTTCCTGTATCACAATTAATTAAGGCCGGTACTGCCTCAAGTCCAGCATTTACTGTTAAATTAGTAGAAAATCCTATCAGGTCTACTTTTCCAGATACGGGTTTAGCTCCGTTAGATAAGGATATTCCTGAATCGTTAATTTCGACTACAAGAAATTTAAATTACCTTAAAGAGCCTACTACGAATAGACTAGCTCGGGGAATGCGAGGAAACACTCTTTATACCGATCCATTTCTTTCCGGAATTGTATATGAAAAAGTGCTTAATCGAGGACAAGGACAAGTAAACATTGCATGTGCTTCAGGACGTACTTGGAATGAACCCTGGCCGCCTTGGGCAGCATTATATCCTTATAATCATGTTCATCAAACAGAAAGTGGACATATTATAGAAATGGATGATACTCCGGGACATGAGAGACTACATTGGTATCATCGTACAGGAACTTTTACAGAAATTCATCAAGTAGGAATTAAAGTAGATAAAATAGTTAATGATTATTATAATATTATTTTAGGAGGACGATATACACATATTGAATTAGGAGATTGTGAAACTATTGATGGTAAACAAGAAGTTTTTGTTAAAGGGAATAAACATGATAAAATAGGAAGTTCTTATTTGATTGCAATGGGGGGAGGAAGTTTTTCTCTTGAGAATCCTGGGAATGATGTTATTGTAAATAGTGGTAATACAAAAGTACATGCTTCAAATAAAATTGATTTCACTTCAACACATTTTTATCGCCATGCAAAACATTCCCATAATACTACGGTAGGAGAACAAACGGATAAGGTGGGTGGAACGTGGACAATGAGGACTACGGGAGCTATAAGTCTTAATACTACTGGTTCTTTCAGTAATCAAGCAGGTGCCTCATATTCTGTTAATGCTACAGATTCCATATTTCAAACTGCTCAAGGACTATTACCGGCCGCGACATTCGATTATTCGTATAAAACAACATCACTTTTGGGTAGAATGGGAATAGAATCTATTGATGCGGCCCTTTCAGGAGGTATAGAATTACTTTTGGGTCCAGATGGTCTTGCATCGGAAATATCAATGTTACCTCCCGGCGATATTGTAATAAAATCAACTACGGGTCCAGATGGTATTGCCGGATCTGCATTACTAGGAGATGTTAGTTGGGAAACTTTAGCAGGAAGTATTAAAGAAGCAAGTTTATTATCTTCATTTGAATTAACTCCTTCGGGGGCAGCAAAAACGCAAGGATTATTAGGAGAAGTCAGCATAAGTAGTTCTGGTAAAATTAAAGTTCAAGGTTTAATAATTACCTTAAAAGAGTTTATGGATGAGATAATAGATATTATAACAGAGCATACACATCCTAGTGGATCAGGGCCAACGGGGCCACCAATGCCACCGGCATCAGTAAAATTAAATTTATTAAAATCTTTAAAAGTAGGACAGAGTTTCGAATAATGGCAATGGTAGCAAGTTTAATGAAAACAGAATTAGGAATGATGTTTAGCTCGCATCCGGTGATGGGTATAACGCCAGGACAAAATATAACAAAATCATTTAAAAATTATTTGTCTATGTCGATGAATGCAGGAGGACAGCCGTTTACTACTGTTATGCCTGAACCATTTGGAGTAAACATCGGCCAAATTTTTCAAGGAAAATTACCCGTAGGTATGACTATAGGTCAAGCAATAGGCGCACAATTATCTTCTATGTCATTGACATATATGAGTACATTTCAGATTGGGCCGCCTGTTGCTCCACCGTCTCATTTACCTCAGTTGGGGAGATTGTTTAATGCTTACGCCCCTTCACCAATGGATTTCGGCCAAGCTCTTGGAGGTATTTTAGATGATTGGGTAAAAACTTGGGTAGTAAGTGGGATGCTTCCCGGTACACCTCCAGTACCATTTTCGGGACCTATATCATAGAGAGAAATTATGGCAGGAGCAATACAGAAAGAAATTAATGAAATTGTAACAGAAGTCACAGCTGCACCAAATAATCATTTACTTGCACGTGAAGGTATTTTAGATTCTATTACTTTGACAAGAGAATTCGCGCAAACCATGCTGAATGCTCTCTGTGAAAAGTTTACTTCTGCTACAGGAGATTATTCCCTCGCTCAAATATGTGAAAACCTTGCACAACAAAGAGCAATATGTTATGGAGCTAGAGATTTAAAAACTTCTTTTAAGAAATTTAATTTTCCATCATATGAGGTTGTAAATGGTGCCTTGGGTCTTACAGAACCTAATACATCTTTTATGGGACTTGCAGCATCTCAGATTTTAGATGAGTATCAAATCACATTAAGTACTACTCCGGGCACGACACAAACAGAAGGAAGTAATGTTTTTAGCACTTATGTTGGAGATTATTATCTTGTAAGGTCAAGAGTAGATGGGGAATTAGTGGATGTTACTGTAAATATTAGTCCATATACAACACCTGATGCTGAGATAGTTTTTGGTAATACTATAACTTGGGGAGGTGATGTATCCGGAGAAGAAGAAGCTAATACTTGGAATTATAATTGGGCAAAAGCGAATATTGCTTCAGTAAATATAATTAATGCAGGAGCATATAATGAATTAACTACTATGACATTAGATGATCATTTGACTCAAGGAAGTAATACGGAGTATAATCCTGTAGGGCCCTCATTTGGAGGAATACATTATTTAAAACGACACGAGGACTCTGTAAATACATTTACAATTACGGGAACAGCTACAGCTAATACACAAGAAATTACCGATGTATCGGATGAGGATATGGCCAAAGTAAAACATGGAGATGTAATAACTTCCGACAATCTTCCAATGGGTTATTATGGGCCAACAACTATACTTGCCGCAAAAGCAGCAGAAAATAAAATTAGAATTAGTGATTTAGTTTATGATATAGGTACTGTAACTCAAGAAATGAATACCGTATCTTTATCAGGAGGAACTTTTCCGTTAACAGCAGGAATTGATGGAGCAGTTATTACTTTTGAAGGCGGCGGGGGTGTAATAGTTAGCCGACCGAGTGGTATTAAATTGGAACTTTCAACTTCTTCAAATGTTTGGACTCCAGTAGCATATTCTATAACTTATGGAGGAAAATCAGAATCAAATGGTGTAATAACTTATACAGTTAATAGTGTTCCTTTCAGTCATGCAAAAGATGATATTTTTTGCCAAGTTAAAGTAACAGCAGAGGGAATAGTTAAAAATGATAATTGGAAACCGATTGGTGATGGTGAAGGGGATTATAGTGGAGCAGATGAAGGACCCGATGACACGTTAACTGCAAATACTACTCAATTTATTGGGCTTTTAGGATTCTATGATCCAAATAATGGTTCTGCTAATGCAACTAATGATTTGACAAAAGCAGCGAGAGATGATTATTCTTCTGTTGGTAAAGAATATAATGAAGTAAATTATCCCTATGTAGAATTGAATCCTTTTAAACCTGCAATAGGCCCTACTGCTGGAACTTATACTGTAGAGAATGGTGAACTTACAGGAACACAACCTCCGTCATTGGGAAGACAAGATGCTTATTCAGGAAGATATGTTCGTTGGGATAATAAAAGAGCATCTGCTACTGGTGCATTACCTGAACATAGATATTATACTGATAGCGCCGAAAAATTCTATTATGAATTACCTGCTAATGCAGGATATACTTCTGGAACGAGCACTGTTGCAAATTGGCCAATGCCAGCTGAAGGAGAACCCCCACACTCTATTGCAAAAACAGGATTATCGAGTGTTATTTCTAGAGTACAAGGAACATCGGTTTCTTGTGATGGAGTATCAGTTGGAGTAGGAGCAGCTGGATCTGTACCAGAAGATGATGATACAACTACTCCTACTTTAGCTGGGACTTGGCCAACTCCACCACCTACTGCAGGACAGACTATAGGACATTATTATGATACGGGTGCAAATAATTACATTTATGATAATCATTTTAGAATTGATACAGTAGATGAAGAAGATAATTCCGGAGGGCAAAATCCTAGTGCGAATACTTGGACGGCCACTACTCGTACAGATGTATCAGCATTTGTGTGTCGATATAATTTTGCACAAAAACACATATATGAGGCGGCCGGTGATGCAAATACTTCAATGAATGCTGATGTACAGTTTATACGTGATACAGTAGATGATTTACAAGCAATTGATGTTTTTCGTGATCCGTTAATTTCAGGAGCGGAAGCAGGAGGTAGTGGAATATCTGATTCAGATTTTGATACTTATATGGATGTAGCTACAGAAGCAGATTTGGCATCACTATCAACATCATTGACAAATTTTCGTAATGCTCTTACTGCTCAAGGCAGAACAGGACCTAATAATGGTAATGCTGGAAAAGGAACACTTATAACTTATTCGAATTCTGCATGGGCAGCTTTTCATACAGAGGTGGGAACATTTGGTACTAATTGTGCTAAGCGTGTTGCAGAAATAGATGCACGTATTGGTGTACCGGGCCGTGCAGGTACTCAAGCAACTGCACGTGGAGTTGCACCTGCAATTTATGTATCTACAATTCCTTCATCGAATACAACCGGAGGTCAAGCACCGTATGGTAAATCCCTTTATAATAATGTTAATCATTTATTGGGGAAAGATATTGATCTATTAGGAAAATTGATTGGAGATGTTCAATCATTGAGCTCATTAATTGATTTAGTGAAAAAGGCAAGAAATAAATTTGAAATTTATAATGGTAGAGATAAGGAGTATAGCGATGTCTAAAAAAGCACCTGAATGGAAAAAAGCGAACCCTGAACGAACAGATATGAAAAATGTATTAAATAAGACGAAAAAATTAACAGAAATGTATCTAGTACTTCTCAAAGAAAGAAAAAAACAATGGGAAACATATTTAGCGGCACAAGCTGAAAAGGAAACAGATGGCTAGTGTAGGGGATCAAATCAAAAATACGGGTGACTATCAGTCCCCACTAAAAGACAAAGGCCACGCAAGCACGCAAGATACGCTACTCGCGGCCATGAAAGAGACAACAAAAGCAAACGCGGAAGCCGGACTGGGCCCAAAATGGAAAAAATGGACAATTGCAGATGCTGGTACAATTAAGGATATTGCTGAAACTGCAAAAGAATTAGCTGAAAATATTAGTACAACTTCAGAATTGGCCACAACTGCTATGAAGGTAGTAAAAGTAATTTCAGAATTACAATCAGCTAATCCATTTTTGAAGGCATTGGAATTACTAGCAGATGAAGTAATCCTAGCCATTCAAGATTTGAAAAATGCTGGATTTTATTATCTTTATGTTGATCCTTATTCACCGATGGCAAATGTAGTTCCCAGAGAACGAAAAACTTTTGGTTTTGAACAGTTGAGGGATACGTCCGGCCGGGAATTATTTTGGAACCCCAATCATGCAGATCCAGAATCTACAACGATACATAAGTCCGGTGTACCAAAGAACAAACGGCCTCTGTATGAAGCAAAATTAGCAATGCCACGAAAATTAGTGGCTGGAGGATGGAATCCTTATTTCAGGACTTGGGGTGAGCCTGATCCATTTCTAGCAATAACACCGTTTCCTCAGTATAGTGCAACGGAAGTCTTGAAGACTATGGCGGAGGCATTTACTGATGAAGGAGATGTTCCGAGATATAAAACAAACCAAGGGAATGGAGTTGCTAAGGGTAAGATAGTATATGATGAGTCCGGCGAGCCTTTTTCCGGTTGGGATCCTAGTGAAGCAGAGTATCCTTTAGCGTTATTTGATATGGGAAAAACCGGCGGACAAGCAGGAGATCATCATAGTGATTTTTTAAAAACTGGCGGGTGGCGTAGTGAACGGGTACCACTTAATACGGAGTTGTGGTCAGGTAAACCAAATATAAAAGGTAGTACACTAGATGGTACAGGTTCTTCTGCTATAGTGATGATTATAGCTGCACCTTCATATAAAGTATTTGTAGAAAGTTTTTTCGCATTTGCTAAACTTTTTGAAGAGATACCGGAATTTATGTCCGCTACTTATGACAACATATTGGGTGCTTATAACACATGGGCAGACCCGGAACCTCAAATGCTAAACTTGACTATGTGTGATTCAAAATATGGATTATTTGCTGTGGGAGATGTTATAAGAGGAATCAATTATGGGGGTTTAGGTAAAATAACAAAAATAATATCCACCGAAGCTT